AGATATGGTGTTGGCCGGTGATTCTACTGCAAGGGCAAGTAAGATAATCGGCTTTGATGCTAGCGGAGACCCTTTACTGTACGCTCCAGCTGATTTAACGGCGGTGTCTATTGTTACTGCCTTTGCTGAAACACTGCTGGATGATGCTAATTCTGCCGATGCCCGTGCAACACTTGAGACTGTTAAGAATAACAGGGAGCAAGAGGGGATCAGGTATGCCACAACTGGCGCTGCCCCTTCTTACTCGATCACAACCGCGTCCCCTGCTGTTGCCTCTTATGTAGAAGGCCAGCGGTTTACTATCGAGATTCATGCTATTGCGACAGGTGGTCCAACACTCAATGTCAACGCACTGGGCGGCAAGTATCTGTACCAATATGATGGGGCAGGAAACAAGCGTAATGCCTCGCTTGCTGTTGGTCAAATTGCTGTTGTAGAGTATGATGGCACGGACTTTATTGTATTGAATCCGCTGCCTATCTACCCGCTTACCAGTGTGCGACAAACCGTACAAGGTGGCCCTGTTACATCCGCTGGGCTTCCTAGTTTCCTTCCGTCTACTGACGTAAACTTGACACTAGCTGTCCAGAATGTTAGCACTACATACCCTCTGGTTGTTTCAGCTTCTCAAGGGTTCGGGCTTAACTCGGACAGAATCGGTGTTGAAAGTGCTGGCACTTTGACATTCACTTGCACAGACGCGGCGACTAACTACCTTTATGTGACCGTTGGAACTGACGGAAACTTGACCGCTGGAACTACAACAGTGCAGCCGGTGTTCCAGTATGGCGGCACTCCTGCAACTACTGCTGGGCTTGGTACTTTTGACTATGCAACCATGACAATGTATGTCGGCAATGGCGCTACTGCTCCTGCTGCGTGGCGGGTCTATGTTGGGGAAGCTGTCGCGGCTGCTGGGGCTATCACTTCAACTATTGCTTACGCCTATAACGGGTATTATGAGTCTGCACAATATGGCCTTGCGTTCCCATCACAGTACACATCATCCCATAACATCGGTGCGCCAAGCACCATCTACACATACCTTGTGTGTACCGATGCTGGCGGTGATAACGGCTATGCACAGAACGACCAGCTACCTTTGCCTCATACACATAAAGACTCAAGCATAGAAAATAGGGGCGGGAATACATCTCTTTCTGCTAATAACAAAAGCTACACAACGTCAACGGCTGCTTTTATTGTAGTACAAAGTAAAACAGCATCAACTTTAGCACCATTAACTTCCTCAAAGTGGAAGCTAAAAACAATCGTCAAGAGGGTTTTCTAATGGGTTACTGGTTAGGAGCTGGTGGAAATTATTGGGAAGGCGACAGGGTAGACCCTACTGATACAGAGGTTACCCAGCGTCCATACTATACTTGCGACTGGGACGCAGGAACAAGCACATGGAATTACAACCTCCCTGATACTCGTGTGTTTGTAAAGAATATCTGGCTCAGTGCAATGCAGCAGGATGTAAACGATGCTCTTGCTGCGTCTACTGACCCATCCAATATGTTCATCGGATTGTGTGAGCTTGGGGCATTTGCCGACTCTGTGACATATACAGACAATGTAGCAAACAACACGCCATTTTATGACGGGTATCAAGCAGTATCAGGGCTGGCAAATACAGCAGCAGTACATGCCGCGATTGCCGCAAGATATGACACGCTTGGAAATACACTAGGCAAAATACTGGCGCTCAGAGATGCTGACTTTGCGCTGATGGATGCGGCTGTAACAGGGCCGGATATTGTAGCAATCGTTTATGTGAGGCCGTTCTAATGAGAAACATTACAGTAACAGTAGCAGCAAGTGGCACAGACAGTAACTTTGCAAGGATAGGGGCTGAGACTTCATGCCGTGGTCTTGTTGGCATTGTAACTCCAGCGGCTTTAACGTCTACGACTCTTACCATTAAGCCAAGCCTTGACGGTTCAACGGCGCTTACACACGCTGATTATACAGGCTCTACGTTCACAATCCCTTGCGGTGCTAGCCGGTGGATTTCCCTTGACCCTGCATTGTTCGCTGGCTTTCCTTATGTACAGATTATCATGGGTTCTGCCGAGGCCGCTGCCAGGACTTTAACACTTATGATGACAGAGGTGGCGTGATGCTTTCTTTTCGTGGTAGGTATAGCTCGGCGCGGTCTTTGTATTCATACGGAGCGGCGACAACCGTAGGCACTAGCCAAACTAATGCCACACTGCTTCCTGTATCGGGCGTTACAATACCAAAAAACGCGCTAGGGCTTAACAGCTCGATGCTGATTTTTATGGAATTCTCATGCCCTGCTGCTGCCGGTACGACTATCACGCTCACACTGAATGATGGTGGCGGTGCGTCTACTATCTGTTCGTTCAGTCCGTCAGCTACATCAGCACGCGCACGAGTAAGAATGGGCAACCGTAACAGCTTGTCATCACAGCGGTCTAGCCTTGACTCTACCGTGAACGTAACGGCTGTAACGGCTGTTGCTACCACTACAGAAGACACGTCATTAGATTGCACGCTGTCTGTGTTAGCTACAACCGGCGCAACCAACAACATCACTCTCGAAACAATCCTGATTATGGTGATCCCATGATTACACTCCCCGCTATTTATATTGATGGCATTAAGTGCCTCGATGCCTCTCAGCTTCCTGATGATGTTGCACAGATTGTCTTGAATGGCGACACATGGACAGTATACCAAGCCGGTGATGATTTGCCATCACAAGGGGCGAGCGGTGAATGATGTAGCAGTAGGGCAAATACTATTTAACATTGTGTTAACTGTTGCCGCGTTTCTGTGCGGGTGGGTTTTAAATAACCTATGGAAAACAGTTGTAGACCTACAAAGTGCAGACACAAAGCTGGCAGAAAAAGTATCGTCTATAGAGGTTCTTGTTGCTGGGCAGTATGTAAAGCGAGAAGCACTGGATAAACTTGCAGATGCAATCTTTTTAAAGCTGGATAGAATAGAAAACAAACTTGACGGGAAGGCAGACAAGACGTGATTGACTACGACTTGCTTGATGCCGTCAACTTCCAAGTCAACAAGCTGATGACGTACAGGCCGGATGCGCCTAATGCTCGACTGCCAAAGCCCGAAGAGATCGAAAAGGACAAGGCAGGAGATTGTGAGGATTACGCTATCCTCAAAGCCCACAGGCTAGTAAGGTGGAACAGATGCAGCCCTGACGATTTATCTATCGGCGTGTTTCAGCCATTAAAGGCAGGCCGTCCCAATCATGCGATGCTGCTAGCCAAGGGACAGAAGAAAAAAGGACTATTCAGGAAAACTATCGTTGACTGCGTTTATGTGCTGGACAATCGCACTAATAACATTTATACACTCGACCAAATCCGTGATGAGCTGATACTCCAATCGCCTGTTGACCCGTATATATGAGACTGACACTAGAGCCACACAACAAGGTTGTATCAATCCTGAGAATTGACGGAAAGAAATTATGCTATGCAATGAACCACGGTGGAATAGATGACACGCACAAAATCATATTGCGTCAAAGTGATGGCCGAGTCTATCCTTTTATTGTCGGTACTGGTTGCGCTATTCATGACGGCTGGGCGATTGGCGGCATAGAAATAGGCTCGATTGCGGGTGATGACTTCATCCTGGACGGCAGGGCATCGGCGGCTAGTCTGTTAAATCAGGTGCAGGCTGCGATTGATAATCTTGAAACTGTAACGCTAGAGGTGCTGTGATGGCTGACTTGACTGGGCTAGGCTCTGTATTTGATTTTGGCAGCAAGGTGATAGACAAGATATTCCCTGATGCCGGTGAGAGAGAGCGGGCAAAGATTGAGCTAATCAAGGCGCAATCAGAAGGGCAGCTAAAAGAGCTTGAGATACAGCTATCTGCCATACTAGCAGAAGCAAATTCGGCAGACCCGTGGACAAGCCGTGCAAGACCGTCATTCCTTTACGTGGTATACATTATGATTTTGGCAAGTTTCCCGATAGGGATATTATTTGCCGTTTCCCCTGAAAATGCCCAAAATGTTACCGATGGGGTAAAAATGTGGCTAGAGGCTATCCCGTCAGATATTATCGACTTGTTTCAGTATGTGATGCTGGGCTACATTGGCGGGCGTAGTTTTGAGAAGCTGAAGGGCGTTGCCAAGTGAGGCTATCCGCTGACGGCGTTGACCTGATCCACCACTTTGAAGGATGCAAGCTGAAGGCGTACAAGTGTCCTGCCGGTGTGCTTACGGTGGGTTGGGGACATACCGGCCCTGATGTAACATCCTCGACCGTATGGACACAGGCGCAGGCTGACGAGGCATTCATACGCGATATAGAGCGGTTCGAGCGTGGCGTTCTATCCTGTGTGACTGTGGCACTCAAGCAACACCAATTCGATGCGCTCGTTTCATTTGCCTACAATTGCGGATTGGGCAGCCTTCGCACCTCTACCCTGCTTGCTATGGTTAACCGTGGCGACTTTGAAGGCGCTGCCAATCAGTTTGGCCGATGGATAAGTAAGGGTAAACCAGCAGAAAAAGGCTTGACAAGACGGCGCAAAGCTGAAAAGCTCCTATTTCTTGACATGGAATGGAGAAGCTACAGCGATGATACCGGACAGACCCGATCTTAGAATGACATCAACCGAGCTGAACACACTGATGTTCATGCTTGACCAAGCCCGCCAAAGAGTGAAGGGAACGGAGTTAGACCCTGAGCAGGTTAAGTTAATACTTACCTCCATCCAACGGATTGAGAGTGAGGTGTACCTTGCAAAGCTATGAGTATCTGAGACCATACGCAAAATCCCCAGAAGACCTTAAAAAACTCGACGCTTTATTGCAGTGCGGCTCAGTAATCGGAGCAGCTGGGAAATACGGAATCAGCGATCGAGTATTCCGGAGAAGCATAGCAAGGCTCAAAGCAGATGCCGCATTGTCCGGCGTTTCACCTGACCACGACATGACACACGCTGCACCTGATGGCTACCTTGTCAAAGGCACATCTACGCTTTACGGTGATGATGGGCAAGTGAAGCAGCAATGGGTGAAAACGCAGGTTGATGTAACACGCAGGATTGAGCTTATATAAACCGCGATGTATAGCGCGATGGAAAACCACAAAGGCATTCCAACGATTAAACCGCTCAAGCAATTCAAAAAAGACATGCTCACTGTATACCCGTTTGGTGACCCGCATATAGGCATGTATTCATACGCAAGAGAAACAGGCGCAGACTTTGATTGCGATATAGCCTCGTCTGCAATGTGTGGCGCTGTTGACCATCTATGCGATGTTACGCCACAAACTGAGACAGCCATTGTCCTATCTGTCGGTGATACATTCCATGCCGACACAAGCGACAACAAGAGCCTAAACAGTGGACACAGTTTCGACGTAGATACTCGATGGTCAAGAGTGCTTGAGATTGGCGTAACTATAATGATTCGCTGCATAGAGAGGGCGCTGCAAAAGCACAAGACTGTCATATTCAAGGCAATGCCAGGAAACCACGACAAGCATACTTCTTTGATGCTGGCTATCTGTATCGACGCCTATTTCCGCAACAATAAGCGGGTGATTGTCGATAAAGAGCCGTCATATTATTGGTATTACCACTTCGGCAAAGTCTTGATTGGTTCAACTCACGGCGACCAATGCAAGATGGCAGACCTACCTAACATTATGGCCGATGACAAGCACGAGATGTGGGGAAAATCACTGTACCGATATTGGTACACTGGACATATCCACACAAAGACAGTCCATGAATATCGTGGAGTATTGTGCGAGTCATTCCGCACGCTTGCACCAAGGGACGCATGGCACGCGTCAAAAGGATATGGGGCAGGCAGGGATATGAATGCCATCATTCACCATTCAGAGTTTGGCGAGATTGAGCGCCATCGGTCTGACATCAGGATGCTGAGGTTATCATGAGTAACGTATACAAGCTGCCTGTAAACCCCCGCACAGAGCTAACATGCCCTCTGTGTGAGGGTAATAACTGGACTATCTGCGTCACACGGTTTGAGCTAGAGCCTGCTGTAAACTCTGCCGATGTCGAGTGCATGACTGAAGGTTGCGAGTTTGTAGTAGGGCTGCTGCTTGTTATCCCTGAGAATGACGAGGAGTAACACCTCTCGTTTATGTAACATCGACGCTGTTACTTTGCAGTGATGTGTATCACTCAATCCTAGAAAGCCCAACAATAAACGCCTCCGAACCCTTCCTTGGCTTCTTTGGCGCTCTCGACTTTGCCTTGCTTTCGGCCTGCATAATCCTGGAGCATTCCGAATGATTAGCGTGACCGCGTGGCTTTCCGCACTTTTGGCATGTGTATCCGTTCAGGTTCATGCAGCCCCCATCATCATAGCCAAGCACAGCACTATCACTGCAAGGCTGGATACTACCACTATCGCGGCTTTACGGTGCTTTGCGTTCATGGCGTCACCGCTAAAACGGAATCGAGTCGTCAAAATCAGCCGGAGCCGGTGCAGCCTTTGGCTTCTCAGCAGGATAAGCGTCTGCCGCTTTCTTCTGCTCCTCTGCCTTCAGCGACATGAACTTTCCTGACTTGCCTTCTTTAATCCATGCCGACAGCCAGTACTCGACACCTCCGACCTGTATCTTGCCCTTGTAATCCGGCCTTGCTTCGTTGCCTTCTTTGTCGTTCTTGAATAGAACGCCGCGCATTTCGTTATCGTATTGACTCATTGTATTGCCCTCTGTTTGGTATTGATATAGTACTGCTTAACCTTTACTTTGCCTCTACGTGAAAACACGTATACCCATTCCGAGCTAATCGTGATACCGCGTTCCTTCAGGTCTGACAGCCTACGGTGTAGCGATGTGATGCCAAGCTGTGTTACTGCATCCCGTGATGTGATAGACCGGCCTTGCCGCAGGTGTTTGAGTAAGTCATTGCATTGTGAGTCCATGTCAGCCCCCTGCCTTGGCGATAGATTCGATAAGATTCTTTGCGCCATGATACGCTGCGTATCTTGTTGCATTGTTATTGTTTTGCGGTATATATATTATTGCTTTCTTTAGTGCAGCCAGCAGCTCGTCGCGCTGTTGCTCTGCCTTGCTGCGTTGATCCAGAAGCTCTGCAATATATTTCTTTATGCCTCCAAGCAACTTGAACCCTGCAAAGTCTCCATCTGATAATTCTGCGCACAGAGTCACGCATGATCGCGCGTGGTTGTACTCATCCTTTGTCAAGCAAATCGGAGTCCTGCCGTTATCAAATACAGCTAGCTGGCTAAAATCGTAAATCCACGGTTCCGGTGTGTGTTGTGTGGTCATGTGCATCCCCTTGGTAGTGTTAAGCGCCATAGCCTTTTCGCTCTATTCTTTCATTGGCGCATTCAGTCCTGTAAAGCTCAATCCTTGCCTTGCATCCTTCTATCATCAGCTTGAGGTACTCCTCCTTCTCAACCGCTATCTGTAGCCCGCTAAGGACTTGGTGGTATTCATCGTGAGCATAGGCGTAACTCTCGCGCTCCTGGCAGGTTTTTATACCTTGCTTTTCTGCCTCTATCATCAGAAGCGCCTTTTTAGTCTTGCGGAATTGCTCAAGATATACGCGCTCTGATTTAGCCTCTGAATATGGGCGGGCATTCTCTCGCATGAATGTGAGCGTTTTTTCTATGTCAATCGCCATTCTGTAATTCCTTCAGCTTTGCCTTGTAGTGTTTCGTGATTGCTTGCGTTGACTGCTAACGTATCCGCTGCGCTCCTTAACAACCTGATAAACATGGTCAAGGTTTTCAGGTAGCCAAAACGCCTCTAGCCAATTCCTGCGCATCTTATAATCCGCTGTTTCTATCCCTTTAGCCTCTAGCAGTGTATAGCTTCCATCAAGCTCATGCACCCTAAAATCTACTTTATGGCTAACCTTCATAGCTCGCTCGCCGTGGCAATTGTATGCCCACATTTCAACCTTGAACTGCCTTTCCCATTCCTTTATTTCACCCGCTTTCTGCCGTATGTCCAAGTCTCTCGCAACGCTAGCCTCGAATTTGCTATCGTATTTGTTGCCGTTGTACTCGGTCTTTATAGCGCCGTACTTATTAACCTTTCTGACTGTGTACGTCATACATTAATCCATTCTATCAGGGGTGAATAGTGCCGAGCAGCTAGCGCACTTTTTAGTCTTCACGCTCTAACCTTTCGTATACATCAATCCAGTACCGCTCTCCTTGTGGAGTCTTATACCATGTCATCGCATAGTTTAGCGTATCT